TTTACTTTTTAACCAACATTCTTCAGGTGCTAACATATTAGCCACTCCTAATGCAGCTTTCTTTGTATCATAAGGAGGAGACAAGTGACCTAACATAGCCTTTTGCCAGTTACGTACTTTGACACATTGTACATCCCACTGCCTACTCTCAGCTAGTCCTAACAATTTACCGAATGATATCGCCATAGATCGAACAGCTTGTGAACTCTTTGCATGGTGTAATGGCTCTTCGATAGCAAAGATAAAATCTGATTCAAGTGCCATCACCCATTCATATACTTTACGAGTATCGGTTTCTCGTTTCTTACAACGATGAAGTGTAGGCATCACTGTCTTATCAATGACAGCTCCTGTTGTTTTTGATATGGCGACTAACCCACCGTTGAGTCCGTTATCAACTCCTATAATCACAATGTTCTATAGCTTTAGCAGAAAGTATTACGCCATCTCCTTCTTCTGGTATTAAGGCATCTACGTTTGGAACAAGCATCTGTATATAAAATACTTCTCTTGCTGAGTTAGGTATTACTCTGTAATAAGTACCAGACCTACGTTCTACAATGTATGTAAAATCTTTACCCATTTCTTTACGTACCATGACACAGGGGTTTTCTTCAACCTTCCTGTCTTCAAACATTACTCCGATAGATCGTCTAAGAAACATGGCGTACCCTCCCAAAAGTTTGTTTGTAGGTATTCATATTCATACCTTTCATAAGCTTGTTGCTTTGTAAGGTTATAATTTTTTTGTAGTAAATCTATTGTCATTTGCTTTGAGTAACAAGCAACAGGTGGTCTGCCATACTGTTCTACCGTGCCTATGTAAGCATCTTCTAAACCACTAAATAGAAGTACAGGTTTATCTAAGTCTTCTTTTGTTTCAGGATTTATCATCGTCTGGCTCAACATCTATTATTTTATCTTTGTTTATTTTAACAGCCCCATTACCACGGTCTGCTTTTGCATTATTTAAAATACTAATATCTATTTGAAGTTTTCCTGAACCCCCCGATGTACGTGCGTTTAAACCTAAATTTCTACGTATTAACTGATCTAATTCAGACAGTTCTTTAACTGTACGTGGGCCTCTGAGGTTTTTAATACTATCTCGAAGTAGTTTTATAGCAGAGGCAGCTACATAAGACTGATATTTTTCTGCTGGAGATGATTGTGATTCAGCTATCTCCATAAGTTTTTTATCCTCTTCCATACGGGCTTCTAATTTAGCCTCTTTTATAGCTTCATCTGTTTTACCTTCTAGGTTATCATCAAGAGTTGATTGCAAAGGGTCTTTGTTTTCCTTTACTTCTTCTATCTCTTTTAAGGGTGGATTGTTGGCGTGAGAATCTTTCTTTGGTTTTGCTCCCTCATCCCTTAACCATCTACGGAGAGTAGAGACATTGATTCCTAGCTCCTTCGCAATAGTCACAAGTTTATATTGCTGCTCATACATTTCGAGAGCATGTTTAAGCAGTTTAGATTTTTTAGATTTATAAGCCAAAGCACTTAATATATACTATATATTTACATAGCTTTCAAATTAAATGACACAGACCTTACGTATATATGAACCAAGGATAGATGATAAAACATCTAAGATGGATGTGGGAGGTATGCTAATTAGCCCTACTAACACTATTACAGCTTTATTGTATGGGTTAGCTAATCATGAAAGCAATAAAGCAAAGGAATATTATTTTTGGAGATTGTGTGATGAGTTATGGAACCATGATGAACTCCCTGAACCTCTGATGGTTAAACATCCTTGGGCAGAGAGCATGATACAAGCTGTTATACAAAATAAATATGTGTCTATTGGTGGTGCTGCCTCATCTGGTAAGTCACACACTATGGCTGCATGGGGAATCCTAAACTGGTTAGCTGCTCCAAGAGACACTTTGGTCCTATTGACATCGACTACGTTACGTGAGGCGAGAAAGAGGATATGGGGGTCTGTTATTAGTTTATTAACAGTGTTAGAAGGCGCACCATTTAAGATAAGAGATTCTATTGGTAATGTCGCTTACGTAAATGAAAATGGAACTTTGATAGAGAAAGCTGGTTTGAGTTTGATTGCAGCAGAACGCAGTAAGACTAGGGAAGCTGTAGGTAAGTTTATAGGTATCAAACAAAAGAATGTTATCTTGATTGCAGACGAGCTTTCAGAACTATCAACAGCAATTTTACAAGCAGGTCTATCTAACTTATCAAAGAACCCATCATTTAGTTTGGTTGGGTTATCAAACCCTGCTTCTCGTTGGGATGCTTTCGGTGAGTGGAGTGAACCAGCAAAGGGTTGGGATTCTATTGATCCTAACATAGAAGATAGTTGGAAAACAAAATGGGGTGGTCTTTACAAAAGATATGATGGGGAAAGATCCCCTAATATACTTGCTGGTGAAACAGTATATCCTTGGCTACCAACAGAAGAAAAGATAGAAGAAGACAAAGCACTGTTGGGTCAAGAGAGTAGAGGTTACTACCGAATGGTACGTGCTGTATTCTTCGACTCTGATGAAACAGACGGAGTTTATACAGACGTTGAATTGGTTAAGTCAGGGGCTATGTCTACAATAGAGTGGCAAGGAACCCCCACCCCTATAGCGGGTTGCGACCCTGCTTTTACTAATGGTGGTGACCGAACAATACTATATACTGGTTATGTTGGGTATGATAAGTCTGGTCAATTTGTTTGCCAGCTAGATGAAGCGATATCCCTCAGTGACGATGCCACCAACAAAGCCGTCCCTCGATCTTATCAGATTGTTCAGCAGATAAAGGACGAGTGCAAGAAGAGGAACATAGCCCCATCCAACTTAGGAATCGACTCCACAGGTGCGGGTAGTCCTTTGGCTGACATTCTTGCTGCTGAGTTTGGTGATGATATTCTTCGTGTTTCATTTGGTGGAAAAGCCTCTGACAAGAGAGTTAGTACTAATAGTAAATTGGTAGGTAATGAACTATATGTCAATAGAGTTACTGAACTTTGGTTTGTGGGTAAAGAATTCTGTAGGACTAAACAGCTATTTGGTATTACTAATGAGTTAGCTCAAGAAGTTGTAGGTCGTAAGTACGATATGGTAAAAGGATCTACCCTAAGAATGAAGCTTGAATCCAAGCCAGAGTATAAGAATAGATTAGGAAAATCTCCTGACTTAGCTGATGCTGCCTTTATTTGCATTGATGTCGCAAGGCAACGTCATGGTCTCGTAGCTGTAGAGCCTCTTGATTTAGGGAACAAGGCACATGGATCAGGGCGCAGGAGGACTATGAAACAACTTACGAATGTACTAGCAAACCAACCTTTAGGTTAGATTTGAGCGGTTGCGGTTAGCTGAAAAAGCTGTAAATTTATACTATATGGCTTCTAATAAATCTTTTAATTCCTATCCTTTAGTGGATGTAGGTCAAGGTTTAAAAATACCAGATTTTTCAAAGATACCAAGAAAAGATTGGCAGAAAGTCGTAAACGATTTGAATAAAAAAGAAGCCAAGAGATATAAGAACCTTCCAACACAAGTTTTAAGCTCTCCTAATGCTAATCTTAGAGCGGGAATAGACTATAGAGCACCAGAAAAAATAGATACAGATAAGAAAAAAGAACTAGCCAAAAAATTTGCCGACTCAAAACGAAAAGAAACCATGATGATGGTAGAGGCTGCTGCCCTACCATTTACTTTTTCAGGGTTACCAATAAAGGCTGCGGGAAAACAATTACTAAATCAAGGAGATAATATGTTAAATCTAATTAGAAAACTAGCACAAGTTAAAAGTGGAGCCTCAAAAGTTCCTAAAACAAAGCCTAAAACAATGGCCCCACCTCCTAAGTTAAGTAAGGGAGGCGTTAAACCAGAGGCTAAACCAGATGCTAAACCAAAGGCTAAAAGAGGTAGGAGACCTCAAGGAACTCTCACTGAGATTGAAAAAATAGCAAAGCAAAAAGGGGTCACTAAACAAGAAGCTGCTGTAGGAAGCTCTAAATCAATAAAAAACTTGAGGCTAAAAAAAGAGCAAGAGTTAAAAATTAAAAAACAAGAAGCTAAAGAAGCAGCCGATAAAGCAAAAAGTTTAGGTGATCCTAAACCACAAGCCCCGACTAAAAAAGCCACTAATGAGCAAATTAATAAGGCTAGAATGGCTGAGTATGAGAAAAAGAGGAAAGAAGTACAAAAAGTTAGGAAACAAATTGATGCAGAAAATAAGTATAATGCAAAACTTTTAGATAAAGCCACGAAAGAGTATAAAGAAAAAACGCTACCTAAATATAAAAAAGATTTAGCTGCTTACAACAAACGTAAGGCCGACATGGATGCTTATAAGCAAGCAGTAAAAAAAGATAGAGCTGATGGTATGCTGCCTAAAATGGCTGGTGCAGGTATAAAAAAACCCCCTGCGGTTGGTAAGCCACCAGTAAAGCCTAAACCTCCAGCTCTAGGTAGTCGAGAAAAACCAGACTTCCCTAGAAAGCCTGATCTGTTACCAGAAACACCAAAAGCAAAACCAAAAGAGGTGACAACACAAAATGTGAAACCACAAGAGGGTAGACCACAAACCCCTATAAATGAAGGGAAGCAACCTACCAAACAAGGGGATAAAGAGGATATTGGTGGTCTAACACAAAAACAGATCGATGATTTCTTCCCACCTGCTCCTCTTAGAGAGGCAACCGAAGAAGTTGCTGAAGGGGTAGGAAAGAGATCATTTAACCCAGCTACAAACGAAGGGTTTGGTAATATAGCTAAAGAGGTAGGGGAAGGAGCTGCTAAAGTAGGCGGTAAAGTAAAAGAGGGAACCAAGGCAGCTTCCGACGTTGCATTTAAAAAAGTATTACCTACAACAGTAGTCTTAGGTGGTGGAGGACTTGGAGCTACTGGTTATATGTTAGGGCGTGGTGGTGATGATAAAACACCCAAACCAAAAGAAATCGAATCTAATAAACAACAAGGAAAAGAACCTTCTGACACTGTTGTCATAGGAACAACTGATGCTAAACAAACGATTGATACAGATATACCTTTAAAAGATACTGAGCTTAGTAAAAAGAGGAAAAATCAGTCTACAGGTGGTTTTCTAAGTGCAATACGTAATGTAGGTAGATTTGCTGACTCCCTTGCCAATAAGGGAGCTTACGCAAGTGGGTTCGCAAGTGGACTAGATAAAAGTAGATTTGTATTTACAAAACCAGAGGGTGGGCGAGATGGAGATGTAGCTGGAGGAGGAGCTGGAGGCGCAGCTGGAGCTGGAGCTGGAGGTGGTGGAACAGGAATGAGCTTTCAGGAGGCTATGAGAATAGCTAATGAAACAAAAGAAAGAGAAATGCTTCAAAACTTAGAAGGAACTACCCCTACAGGTTTGGATTATCTTAGATCTGCTCCAGAAGTAGAAGCTCAAAATGTTGTCCGTAGACAACTTATGGAGAGACAAAGAAATAAAAGAAAGCAAAGAGTAGCTTAAAATGGGTACTAAAGATTTTACTTCACGCTCTCGTCAATCAATTAGACGAGTTGGACCCGACTCTAGTAGAACTAGAAGAGTTTTAGAGGAGGTAGCTCCCTTTAGTCAAAAGGCTGCTGATTTATTAGCAGTCCAATTTGCCAAGGAAAAACTTTCAGAGTCGCCTGTTGATAGCCCTCTTCAAAGAAAGGCTAGGGATCAGTTCAAGCAAGCGTTAGCCGTAGGAGAACAAGTAGCTATGCAAGGAGATTTTGATCCTGCTAATGCTATAGCTCCTATGAGGATGCAAAATTTTGGAGCCAACTTGCCTTTTGACCAAAGGATTGATCTAATTAATAGGTTTGCTCCCGAAATGAGGAACCAAAGGATTAATAATCTTAAAGAGCATAAAGCTTTTTTAGATCTTAGGGAAGCACAAAGGAAAGCCAAAGTATTTCAAGAAGCAGACGCAGTTAAGGTTCAAGTGCAACAAAGGCTTGCTAATATAGATCCATTAGCAAAACCTCAAATGCAGCTTGATAGTATGCTTGATATAATCACACAGACACCTGAAGCTTTAGGAGATCCTAGATTAGCTCAGTCAATAAAGTTTAAGTGGGATGATACCTTCAATAGAGTC